TTAGCCTTCAGGCCGATCGGATTTTTTGTGTCGGTTTCTTTTGGTCTGCCGGTACCTTCTGGCCTGCCTTTCGGCTGGGGGACTGGCTTAGCTTTTTGCGAGGGAGCTTCTTTCGGCGGTTTGTTACCCAGAACAGGCTCGTATAAACCGTTGTCTTTATATACCTTAAACTTCTCTTGGGATTCTACAGACTCGTCGAAAGTTGGCATACGTCCCGACTCAATAGCTTGTATACCCTCTTCAGGTGTCAGCACTCCCAACTCTATCAATCTGCTGTATACTCTTGCATAAACAGAATTATCTCTTAGATCTAAGTCTTCGAAGTTAGGAGTAGGATAGTTTTTGAAGCCCATCTCCTTAGAGATTCTTTTTATCTCCGGCATTAGGAAGTCATGGATAAAAACTTTTCTACCTTCATTAAGCCTTTCCATAAACACCTGCACTTTGATGCTAGAGTTGGCAAACTTCTCATCGCTCAATAGAATGTTATTGAGGCCCATTTGTATGTCATGATTGCACACTTCATACTTTTTGGGATCTAGGATGCCTGCTATATCAGGAATAACAAATTTAGCTTGGGTAGTATAATCTGAAATTAGAACCCGTCCTACAGATTCATTCTCGAAAAGTTTTTGCATAGCCTGCAAGTTCTTTTGATTTACTCCTCCTTTTTCTGGATCTGTTCCCATCGTAACCAAGAGTATAGCTTGGTTTGTTGTGCGGGTTAGAGCCATATCCATTTTCTTCATTTCCTGTTTCCAGTTAATGTCTTCTAGTACAGGATAGCCCATAGGAACAGCGAATGGCTCGTAATCTTGCTTCTTGTAAAATACAGCTGTTATTTTATCTAAGGGGAGAGGAATGCTAACAGCGTTATACCCCGGCTTTTTACCTCCTTGTCCTTTTATTTTTTTAATAGTGTCCGCGTCAAAGCTTTCGAGGACTTGCCTATCTTCTTCTGTGCGAGGATTGCGTAATCTTTCTAGTTCGTAATCTGTGAGGATTTTTCTGAACTCGCCCGTAGCAAAAGTAATGTTTCCAGAAATTTGTATGTCTGCCGGATTTAAAATAATGTATCTCGCAGGGAGAGTATAGGAGGCGTCTGACGTTAAACCGAAAGTCTGAGACATTCTTGTTGCATCTGCCTTAGAAATATTAGCATCAAATCTATGTATGAATACATTGCCAGATCTATAATATTCCCTAAAAAATTTACTTTGTAAATTATTAATATTTATTTTACGAAGCAGAGCATCGAAAAAATCTTTCGATTTTTTACTGCCTCCCGTAAAGTAAATCTCGCTCATTGAGAATTCTGTCATTAAGTCTATAGTATTTCTGAATACAGAAAAATTATAATAGGCTTTCTGGCACAAAACGATAGTATCTCTGATGTCTAAACTAGAGTTATTAGTTACCCCTTGAGAGTAGCGGAAAGGAATTATACCGTCATCGATATTTCTGTACCTGTCGGTCCTTTCGATATGACCGGCTTTGTTGCGTCTAGTTCTAGTCGACGCAACAGTCTCAATAATCTCTCCTCCAGCCATCAGAGGTTCCTTAAGAGAGTTTTCGTTGTTAGCTTTTCTTTTAACGGCCATTTTAATTTTAAATTACACTTAATCTATCATCCTTGGGATAAAAGTCGCGTTAACTTCTTCGACTTTTACATTCTTCATATCATTATAGGCTTTTACCGCCCAATTCCCTAACATTAATGTAGTGTAATTATCTTTTCTGGCTCTATTAGCTGAATTGCTACGACGAAGATGTTGGGGTAAATCAAAACTCTGAGTCCCTTTCGCCGTAGACTTTACTTCTATCAAAGCGCATTGCTTTTTAGTTTGGTAAACTAAGTCGTCTTGAGTTTCAATCATTTCTCCTATATCGTTAAAGTGAGTCAACTTAAGAGGAATTTTTGTGGACGAAACTTTTGAGAAAAAACTCCCAGAGGCTGCGGTACGAGACGCAAAAAATATTCTTTTATGGTCTATACAGGATTGCAAGTATTCATTAGCATTTCTTAAAAACTCAGAACTAAATACTTGCTTGAAGCATACAATGTCATCTTTGGGGCTATAAAATCTTTTGACTTTTTTAAGTTCTTGATCGTAAGCTACACCCTGCTTTTCAGTGTTAAAATCAAAAAATTTAATCTCTAGACCTGCTTCTCTAAAAATTTCTGATTCGTTGGCACTATCAATAAATTGATAACCTGCGTTATCAATAATTATCATCTTTATATTAAAGTTTTTATAAAGATAAAATAAATATTTAATATGATTTTTTAAATCGCCGCCAGCTACAGCGTAAGAATGCACTAAGGTATACGACCCTTCATCCAGCTCAAGCAGAGACATCGCAAAGTAATCGGAGCTTGGGCTATTGCTAAAACTAGGGTCAATACCAAGTATATATTCTTTTTCTGGGTTTCCTGTAATTAAAGTATGCGGTGCCTCTCCGTCAGGGACAGTGCACTCGTGCATTTTCTTCGCGCTAAAGTAGCTGTCGCTGCCATCTGTAAATTGAGCGCAATATTCTCGCTGAAAAGAGGAGTTAGACGAGCCTCCTGACTGGGCCTCTTCGATAACAGTTTTATCTATCATGTCAGGCGGTACAGAGTCAAATCCCATTTGGGATATAAAATATTTAGAATCTAAAATATCGTCAGAATAGATATTACCCATCCATTCCTTGTATGTTTTGTAAAGATTTTCGAAGCTATAGCTAGCAGAGGATAGAGCTATCATCTTTGATTTATTTTCGAATACCATTCTATCCTTCTCTTTCATCTTGCCGCTTTTAATTAAAGAGTCTTCTATTTCTCTAACTCTAATTCTTTCCGCCATGTCTTGCGGAGCAACCAAGAACGGCATGAGAACTGTTTTAATAGTCTCTTCTGGTAATAGCAGATACTCGTCGAGCACAAGAATGTTAGCACGAAAACCACGAATCTTTTCACCGCTTAGAGGTATCGCTGTAATGCTTCCGCCGTTTATTCTCCACTCGAACTGATCGTTACGTTTAGATTTGGCCCCGAAAGCTTGAGCCAGTAATTCTGCCCCTTTGCTCTCTACTATCTTTTCTAAGTTTTGAAATATAAATCTAGCAGTACGAAACGTTGGGCCAGCTATAAGAATTTTTGTATTAGGCTCGAAGATGCATTGGAGAAAGCAGTATACGGATGCAATAAAAGTTTTGCCGCACCCGCGTCCCCAAACGCACATATTAAAGTTTCTATTGAAGAAACCTTTTAGAGTAACTTCCTGAAAAGGCGCAAGTTTTATTCCTGAGATTAGCTCTACAGTAAAACCCAAATTCGCTCTCAAAAACTTAGCAAGAGATATTTTAGCCTGTTTAGAATCAAGTTCTCCCTTTAAGTCTAACAGTTCTAAGTTGGTATCTTTTACGTCTCGTTTATATTTCTCTGGAGCGTGCCACATATTAGTCTAAATAAGCTATGAGAATTATTAGGAACAAAATAATCAAGGCTTGTTCGTAAGTTAACTCTATTTTCCCCCTCATAACAATTTCAAATCATAAGCATATTGCAGGTCAACATCTTTATATTTACAGTCGCTAAAAAATATTCTTTTCATAACCCTAACAGATTCTTCTCTACCTTTAACAAATAGAAATTGAACGTTTGGATACTCTTGTATAATAGTTCTAATATTGTGGAAAATATGCTGAGGATTCGTTCTAATTTTTTTGTAGGTTCTTTTTAATTTGTGAAACATTAAACTTGAATTGTAGTCGCTCTCCACTAAGACTATTAAATTAGCATTTTCTGTTTCTGCTCTTTCTATTTCGTTACAAAACCTTTCATAACCACCGCTCAAAGTACCTACTAAGTCTTGTATAGATTTTCTTTCTATATAACAATTACAAGTTTTGTCTTTATCGCTTAAAGCATAGTCGCCGTATTTCAGCCCCTTGACTTCTGTATGTATCCCTATAATATCTAGAGGTTGCTGCTCTCTAGTGTCTATATAAATTTTTTCATGTTTATATTTCTCAGGATTATAAGCAAGCGGCTCTGTTATAGTTTTATATTTAGTAGCTAAACCAACCTCTTCGCATATTTCATTGTAGTCTCCAAATACTTTTTGGTAATAGGCTACAGATGGGCTCATCAGAGATCTGAGCTCGACTTGACAAGGAGCAAACTCCAAATCTTTTTTCTCTTTCCTGCTGATGAGAAAGTTTTTAAAATACTCTTTTGCTACCGGCGGCTCCACATGAGACATCCATTTTTTTAAATTGTTTTTATTATTAAAATCGGTCGCAAAATAACTTTCTTTATTGACAAAATTTATGAGTTCATTATCGTACTTATCTCTACGCGGAAAATGTTTATAGTAATAATCTTTTATTTTTAACTTATGGCTTTTCAGATGAGCATGTAAGCTACTATCCGACGGAAAAGTTTTCCCGCACTCTTTACATTCAACCATTAAGAACCTCCTCTTCTGTTAGCCCCATGATTCGACATTTAATTTCGTCCATTGTAGAAAGTCTTTCAACTTCTTCTTCTAAAGCCTTCTTTCTGATTTCAGCAAGCTTAATCATTTTATGACGAGACTCTTCGTCTTTCCACATCTCTACTAAATTTAAAATAGAAGCGTTTTCTTTAATTTGCTTACTAAGTCTCTGACTCCTCTTTTCTTTTAGCTCGTTGAGAAGTTTTGTTTGTCTATTGACGCATTGATTGTATTCTGTTTGAGCTGTGTTGATAGACTCGACCAAACTCATAGCCATTCTTTTACCTTCAGTTTCTTCGGCCGCTTGGTCTAGAAGCTCTTGGAGTCTCTCAACTCTAACTTGGATATTCGAAGCTATCACTACCTCTGCAGAAAGAACAATATATTGATCTACTTCTTCTTGCGTCAAGTCTGGTTTATCATGAGTGTATCGAACGAAACTGCTTTCAAAGAGTTCTCTGTTGTCTTGAGATGCGTAATTTGATATTTGATGTAAAAACCTATACGTGTGCATGTAGGCTATAAGCTTTGCAATATTCTTTTTGTCAGAAGTTTTAATATTATTTTTATCAATACCTTCATGAACATATTTGTTAATTCTAGATATAGCTTTTGTTTCTGTTTTAGGAGGGAGATAATCGCTCGGGGAAACTTCTCTAACTACTTCAGATAAAACTACTTTATCGTCTATAGACTTTGCGAAAGCACTACATGCTCTAAACCGCATGTCAGAAGGATTTATTTTTCCCCCGTATAAAGTTTCGCACATATCAGAGACTTTCATAGTCGAGCAATTATTATAAATGAAATCTCTTTCCTCTTGGTTTAAATCATAAGCCTCTTTTCTATCAGAACTAGCTTTAGCTTTCTTGCCTTTGGAGGCTAAATAATTCTTGATTGCTTTACCGTAAACACTTCTGCCATCTCTAAATTTCTCGTCTATATTGGGGAAAATTAAAGCCACTAGCTCTTTAATAGCAGTAACCCC